TAGATGGTATATTCCAAAAAATCTCTGCCTTAAGTAGGATTGATCGAACAAAAGATGCTATTGAGTCATCGTTAATTAAATTAATTTCATTTAAAAGTTCAGATAAGACTTCATTCTCATTAGAAATGATATCACTTTTATCTTCTTTTAATATTTCATCTAATATATTTTTTGCCATTATTTCCATCCATTCCATTTTGAGCAAGGAGCATCGAATGGACACTTCTTGCAGTATTGTGTTAAACCTCTTCGTGGAACAAAGACCTCTTTAGATTCTATGGAGTCACACCAATATTCTATTGAATCTATGTCCTGTTGATTTATTTCATATTCATTAAATGATAAATTGTTAGATAATAAATCTATATATCCAAACTTGGTATTTTTTATTTTAGCTGGATGTAAGTTTTTAAATGCGAGATACATAGCTGCAAAATCCATTTGATATATATGTCGGTAATTATTTTTGTAATTAAACATTAATTTAACTACATAATTTTCATTGTCTTTTCTGTATATGACATCAAACTTATCTTCTATTCTGACATTATTGTTGATCGTAATTATGTAGTCATCATAGATAGACAAGGGTATTAGATCGGTTTGACTATATGTTTCATGAAATCTCAATAACAATCCGGCTGCCTGTGTCGTAAGACTGGCTGCATTACCGTAGGCGCTCTCATGCTTTTCCGTAGCTATATCATAGTGACTGGTATCTTTTGGAAACCAAATTTTTTCCCATCTATTTAACAGAGAGGCGTATGACGGAGTGATGCCACCTTGTTTCTTGAACCAAAAAAAATGTATAATGCTTTTAATTGTTGCTTCAAATCTAGAAGTATATATATCTCTAGAGTAAATAGTTTCTGGAAGCTTTTCTACATACCTATAATCGTATAGTCTTTCGCATGTCTGAAAATCTTTAATTGAATTTACATTAAGGTTGATCATCAATCAAATCCTTCTCCACTTAATAGGTTTTGTAAGTCTGTTTCATCAGAATATGAATTCTTAGAAACATGTTCATATTCTTCATATATTTTCTTTTCATCATTATATCTAACTAGAGGTGGATCATACATGAATGCAGATCCAGTAATTCTATTCTTAGGTATTTGTAGTTGCATTACGTGCTCATCCTCAGTTTCGTCATTTGATGCCAGACGTTTTTCTGTAATGAAAATAGTTACTGCACACTTTTGCTGAATAGCGAGAGATCCACCAGTATCTGACTGTTGAACAACTTCTCTTTTTTCTTTCATTCTATTTGAGTTCTCTTGTGCCGTAATGATTAGCGCACAGTTCATGTCTCTAGCTAGCTTCTCTAGGCGAACCATCATCTCTTCGAATTCACCCCAACGTGGCTTGCCTTTGCCTGCGCCTCTCGTAAACATTGACTGAATTGTATCGATAATTAAAACATCAGGAATTTTATCTCCATGACCTATTAAGTCTCTTAACCAAAGTTCAAGATCTTCAAAATAAGGTGTGTCCGGATCATGGCGAACCATTAAGCGATCTCCCCATTCTTCAAGCTTAGCCTTGAACTGATTTAAGTATCCCTGTTTTTCAGTTTCTGTCCATTTGTCTGATTCTGAATAAACATTCTTGCCAATAATTTGGGTCATTAATATTCTTTCCCAGTGACCAGTAGCTTCCTCGAAGTTAACAAAGAGAACCCTATGCCCAGTATCTAGCCAATGATTAGCTAGGCACTTTGCGAACGTACTTTTTCCCTTGCCTGAGGCAGCTATGATAGCGTGTACGGCGCCCTTAAAAAACCCACCCTCATCCGTGTACCCCATTGCCCTATTTAGGGATTTAAACTGAGTAGACATGAAATTAGGGATGTCTAGAAGACCATCTACTCTGGCAAGGATGTCATTGGCAGTAGTGAGCTTATCTAAGGGGTTGTACTTTATTGAATTTTCTAATTCTTTGATTTGAGATGTTACTTCATTTATTCTTTGCACATCTTCTATTGACTTTAAGCCTTTTTTGTTTAGAAGAAGTTGCAGCTCGTGTAGGTAATTGATCTGCTTACGCTTATTCGCTTTGTGCTTGAGTAACTCTAGGACTGATTCTTTGCTCGGCGTGTCGACGCTCAAAATATAATCCAGCATGATCGATATGCCAGCACCGCCGCCTAGGGCAGAATAAATATCTGTTTCAGTTTCTAGCCAAGATTTAAAAGCTATTGAATCAACTACGTCTAGATTGGTAGCCCTATAGAAAGATAATAAAGCTTCATAAAATTCATGAGTTCCTTTTTCGCCATGTATCAATCCGACTATATCGGTCGGTAAATTGTCATTAAAAAAAGCTATTGCCCCATGCTCTTTTAAGCATAGGGCAAAAGCCTGATACTCTAATGGTGAATTTTCTGACTCAGAGATTTTTTCTATTGTCATCAATTTTAGAACCTTTTATTTTTCTGTATAGACTTTTTCTATACTCAGAGTTTTTCTTTTTTGCTTCGTTGTAGAATGGATTATCTGTAAGTGATTTTTTTTGTTTCTTATCAGAAATATAATCACTGGACCTAATTGCCTCCAGCATTCTATTATACACGCTGTCTTCAGTTAGGGAGTCGTTATAGCGAAAAACTATTAGAGCAATACCGTTATCTTTACAGTATTCAACTTTCTTTTCATCTCTCTTTTGGGCTTCTTCAAACTCATATTTAGATTCAAAAAATCTACTAGTGTAAAAAAAATGTTGACGTCCATGATATTCTGCCGCCAGCTTATACGAGGGACAGTAAACATCAAATCTTAGTCTATCGTCAATGTGATATTCATTTACTATTTCTTCACCTGGAAGAATCTTTTGCATGATCTGAGTTAGAGCTGTCTGACCTCTAGACATTTTTTTTCTAGATTCTTTGAACCAAGACAAACCTAATTGATTTATCTTTTTGTTGACTTCATTAACTGAAACATCTAGCTCTCTAGCTATTGCACTAATTGATAAGCTTGTCTCTAGTAAGAGATCAATTAAAAACTGTACATCATCTTCTTCTAGTTTATTCTTTTTATCTTTCATGCTACTGGCTGAGGATATGTAACCTTGCTCAAACTAAGTGTTTTGCCAAAATCTATGGTTGACATATTTAAGTTGTCCCATATTTTTGACATTAAAGCTAGACCTAATACTCCACAGTCCATAATGCAATAGTCAACTCCGCCTTCAAACTCTGCGAGTTGTGCATATATGCTATCAATTTTTTCATAATAATTAGTATAAGCTACGTTGATGATGTGAGTATTGTTTCCAAAGTGTTTTTGAATTATCTTTTTATCATGAAAAGTAATAACAACACTAGGTGTATTCTTAATATAATAATTGACTGTTGAATTATATATCTCTTTATTATTCATGTAATAATATTCAAAGATATTAGAATAGTAATACTCTCCATTTTTGTGGAGGCCTATCTTGTAATGCTTGCCGTCTTCAATGTCAGATACTAGCGAATGCGAAATTGCTTTCATTACATTTGGATCTGTATTCTTCAATGATGAAACTACGTTTTTTGCAAAATGACTTGGAAAAGAATTGTCCGAGTTTTTGCTTAAGGCAATTATTGCTGATTTTGGAACATTGATGTATGAAAATTTTTTCTTCTTTTCCATAGCAGATGTTAAGTTGATGATGGACTGTGCTTGATTTAAGAATGTCATATTTTCCTATTAAATTCCAAACGTTCCCCAGTCAATTAAGACTGGGTTAGTGTCCAATATTGAGTTGATATGGCTAAGGTTATGAAACTCTCCACCATCTATTTCTGTATATCTTTCATGCTTTATCTGCTTATCTTGATCTAAGATGTAACCTAGATGTTGCATTACTAGCTTAGAGTCTTTCCAAAAATTACCTTGTCTCATCCAGTCAGCTACATAGGTAGGTTCCGAACCGCAAGCCAGTTTTCTATTTGCAAATCCGCCACCCTCTACAAATCTAAAAATTCTAGAACTATTATTTGGCGCCCAAAGCTTGTCTACTCGATACTGGTTTTCATTCCACATATGATAAAATCTTACATTAACTACATCCTGCGGAGATTGACCTAGTACTGTTCTGATGTCAATATTTTCCAAGTGAAAAAGTTTTTCATCACAATCAATTGCAATAATCCAATCACCTTTTTTGGCGAACTTTTCCATATTGCCCCAGGCATATGCTCGAAGCTTACCTTCGTGAACTTTAAATAGTGGCTCTGGCGACTGAAAAACTTCTGCGTACTTTGCAGCTATTTCAGGAGTATTATCAGTAGAGCAGTCGTCTGTGAAAATAATTTTGTCAACTTGACTGCTAAGTTTTTGAAGAACATCTTCTAAGAATCTAGAAGATTCATTGCGGCCTATCATTTGTGCATAAATCATTATTGTCCTAAGGGTAAAAAAGATTGAGGGGAGAGACCCCCCCCTCAATCTAAATTGAATATGATACGAAGGTTATTTCAGTTAACTAGTTGTTCGCGAGCTTCAATAGCAGAAATTCGCTCGATCTCTACATCGCTGCAGATGAGTTCTCCGGAAATACCA